TATCTTTAACAGATTTAATAAAAAAATATCCAAAAGCAATTTAAAAGTTATACTATTGTTAGTTGCTTAAATTATTATGCCAATGGGAAAAGGAACTTATGGTTCTAAAATGGGTAGACCACCCAAGAAAAAGAAAAAAGTAAAAAAAGGTGGTAAAAAATAATGGCAAAATCACTAGCAGAAAGATTGTCTGAAGCAAAACAAGCAGCTCAAACTTGTAAACCAAAGAAAAATGCCAAAAAAGAAAAAGAAAAAAGCTAAAATACCAGAAAATTATCTTAAAGGTTCTAAGAATAGAGCAACAAAAGCTGCTGAAATAAGACGTACTGCTGCACTTTATAGAGCAGGAAAGTATATTAATATTAAGGCTATTCAAAAATCGAGGGTTAACCAAGATGTCACAAAAAAAAAGAAGAAGTCCTCTAAACGCAGCAACAAAAAAAGCATTAAAAAATAAAGCTGAAGGTACACGTTTTAAGTATGGAGAACTTGCCTCTGTTTACAGAAAAGGTCAAGGTGCTTATTTATCAAGTGGCAGTCGTAATGTGTCAATGGCAGCATGGTCAATGGCTCGTGTGAATAGTTATATGAAAGGTGGACCTGCAAGAAAGGTTGATAAAGCTATATACACAAAGGCAAGAAAAAAATAATGGCAGTTAAACGTGGTTCTGAAACATTTTCTGGTTTTAACAAGCCAAAAAGAACTCCCAGTCATCCTACAAAATCCCATGCAGTATTAGCAAAACAGGGAGATAAAGTAAAATTAATTAGATTTGGACAGCAAGGTGTGTCTGGTGCTGGTAAAAATCCACAGACAGATAAAGGTAAAGCTAGACGTAAATCTTTTCTTGCTCGCCATGCAAAAAATATTGCAAGAGGAAAAATGTCTGCAGCTTTCTGGGCAGCAAAGGTCAAATGGTGATATAAATAATATAATACGTTTAGTTTACGACTAATTTATGGCTGAAGAAAACGAAACTGTGGTTACGCCACAAGACAACTCTCAAGAACTGGAACAATTAAAAGATTCAGTTAAAAAACTTGAAGCAAAAAATTACGAATTAATTGGTAAATTAAAAAACCAAAAACCAACTGCTGATAAAGTTGTCCCAGAAGATTATGAAGCACTTTTAGCTTTTAAACAGAAAAAAGAACAAGAAGATTTAGAAAAAGAAGGTAAATACGAAGAATCAAAGACTCTTCTTGAACAACAATATAGAGATAAATCATCAGAGGATAAAGAAAAGATACAAAAGCTTGAAGCAAGAAATAGAGAGCTTGAACTTATTGCACCAGCAATACAAGCCTTATCTGAAATAACACATGACCCTGAATTAGTTTTAAATAACTTAGTTCCAAAAGATCAAATACAAATAAAAGATGGTCAACCTATTGTTGTTGATGGATATGAGCAACTTCCTGTTGCTGAATATGTAAAAACAAAACTAGCAAAAGAAAAGCCTTATTTATTAAAAAATAAATTGCCAACTGGTGGCGGTGCTCCTATATCAAGACCATCTTCTGATGCTTTTTCAGAAGATATGATAAAACCATTTCTTAAATCTAGTGAAGATATTACAGAACAAGGTAGGATTTTTAAAACATATGGTAAGGAAACTTGGCAAAAGTTGAGAGATATTGCTAAAACACGTTAGTATATAGGTTATTAGGCAAAGTTACGCTAGGCCAATAGGGTTACGCCCACAACCGTTAAACTTTTATTCTTGAACACATGGCAGTTCTCAGGAGCGATATTATCGTCCCAGAGGTATTTACTCCATATGTCATAGAGCAAACAACTGCACGAGATTCATTTCTTGCAAGCGGTGTGGTTGCACCTATGGCTGAGTTAAATGCTACTGAGGGTGGTGATTTTATAAATGTACCGTTTTTCAGTGCGAATCTTTCTGGAGATTTCGAGGTACTTTCAGATTCATCTTCATTAACACCCGGCAAAATTTCTACTGACAAACAAGTTGGTGTAATTTTACATAGAGGTCGTGCATTTGAATCAAGAGATTTAGCTGCATTAGCAGCAGGCTCTGATCCAATGGCTGCAATAGGTCAAAAGATTGGTGCTTATATTGCAAACCAAAGACAAAAAGATTTACTTTCTTGTCTTGATGGAGTATTTGGTTCTGTTAACTCAACAGACTCTAATGCTGCATTTTTTGGTCTAACAATTGATGGTGGTTCTAGTGATACTCCAACTGGATTATCTCCAAGACACGTTGCGAAAGCAAGATCAATTCTTGGTGACCAAGGAGATAAGCTAACTGCAGTATGTATGCACAGCAAAGTTTACTATGATCTCGTTGAGAGAAAAATGGTTGACTATGTTCTTGCAGCAGATGGTAATGGAGGTTCTGCAACAGCATCTGGTGGCACTATTGCCCCTGCATATGCTGGTGGCAATGATACTGTTCCAACATATTGCGGTTTAAGAGTTATTGTTTCTGATGATGTTACAACTACTGGTAGTGGTTCATCAACAGAATACAGTACATATTTCTTTACTGCTGGTTCAGTAGCTAGTGGCGAACAGGCTGGTCTTACAACAGAGACAGACAGAGACATTCTGGCTAAATCTGATGCTATGGCTATTGATCTTCACTATTGCTATCATCCTGTAGGTTCTAAGTGGGCAGTTACAACTGTTAACCCAACAAGATCACAACTTCAAACTGTAGGCAACTGGTCGAAAGTCTACGAGACAAAGAACATTGGTATCGTTAGAGCTACTAACGTATCAACTCAAGACTAGGAGTAATTAATCATGCCATCAACATTTGAGGTAACTGCTGGTAAGTTAGCTGGACCAACAACAGGCGGTACAGTAACCCAAGCAACCAACAAAGGTACAGGTGTAACTCTTAATACAGAGTCAGGTCAAATTACCATGAACAATGCAGCTTTAGCGGCTGCTGCAGAAGTTACATTTACAGTTACTAATGACAAAATTGCTGCAACAGATGTTGTTGTAGTAAATCATGGTTCTGCTGGAACTGCTGGTGCCTATCTTTTAGGTGTTAGTACTGTTGCTGCTGGATCATTTAAAGTTACTGTAACTAATGCATCTGCTGGTTCATTAAGTGAAGCAATCGTTATTAACTTTGTTGCATTGAAAGGTGCATCTAGTTAATGGGTTTATTCGCTTTTAAACGAATGAGAGAACAGGAGGCTACTAAACAAGTAGCCCCTGCACCTCTTAAAAAAACAAAACGTAAGCCTAAATTAAAACAAAATGGCAATAACAATAGACGCAACAGTGGGGGGAACATCAGCGAACAGCTACATAACTCTGGCTGATGCAAATACTATTGTGGAAGGATTAATTCTTGATGATGATGTTTCAGCATGGGATGGCTCTTCGAATGATAATAAAAATAGAGCTTTATTTACTGCTGCTGTCAGGGTTGATCGAGAAAGATTTTTAGGAGCAAGAGTTACAAATACACAAGCATTACAATGGCCACGAACAGGAGTTCGTAAACCAGATACATATATCAATACTTATGCTACAGGCTTTCCATTTCGTATATCAACAGATTATTTTACAGACACAGAAATTCCAGATCAAGTTAAAAAAGCACAAGTTATTTTAGCTGTATATTTAAATAACAATAGAGATGGGTTAGGATTAAGTGGCTTAGAGGATTACAAAAACGTAAAAATTGGTAATCTAGATGCAACACCGAATTTTTATGGTTCGGTTGGTGCTGATAGAGTACCACCACTATTTGAACGGTATTTTACTGGTTTACGAATAAGTGGACCCGGCAACGTCGCTATTAAAAGGAGTTAATTATGGGATACTACCCAGCCGCCATCATCATTACAAACACAGACACACATACTGGTCGTTTTGGCAAAGTACATTGTCTTGCTGCAGCAGAAGCAACTTTTGTTGCTGAAAACCTAACAGAAAATGGTTCCACAACCATCAATGGAATTACTATGGGTGTTGCCTCAGAAGTTGAAGGTATTATTACAAGTATTACTTTGGCCAGTGGTCAAGTTATTGCATATCGTGTCTAATGGGACTTGCATCATCATTAAAAAAGGTGGCCTCTAAGAGCTTAGTAAAACTTGGAGGTAGTGTAACCATAAGACAAGTTACTAATGGCTCCTACGATACCGCTAATGGTACAGTAAGTGAAAGCAATAGTGATACTGTAGTAAAAGGTTTATTAGAAAATATAAACAATACTGAAGTGAATGATTTAATACAGGCAGAAGATAAAAAACTAACAATATCTGCTGGTGATATTACATTCGTACCAACACCAAAAGATAAAGTTGTAGTTGCTTCTGTTGTTTTTAAAATTATTACTGTAATAACAAACCAACAAAACAATATACCAATAACTTTTGAATTATTTTTAAGGGCATAATGGCAAGACAAATAAGATTAGATCAAATAGATGATGTTATGGCTGAATCAATTCAAAACTTAGTTCAAAGAACAACATTACAATGGACCAGATTAGCAAAAAAAGCTACACCAAGAGTTACAAGTAATTTAGTTAATGGATGGAAAACTGATATTAAAAAATTTAAAGGTACTATTATTAATAATGTTGAATATGCTGAACCAGTAATATATGGAACTTCATTACCACCTAGTTGGGGTGGTAAATTTAGAACAAGACCAAACCAAAATACCATAAAAGGGTTTCCAGAATTACAAGCAAAACAACTTACAACTCAATATATTCCAAGTGAATTAAGAAAAATTATTAGGAGTATGTAATGGCTGCAACTGATTTAAATACAGTTAGACAAACCATAGAAGCAAGACTTGCTACAGAACTTGCAAGTAGCCCTGCAATCTCTGTTGTATTTAACAACCAACCATTTGATTCAACTACTCAAGACACTTTCGTTCAATGTATAACAAGTTTTGGAACTGGTGGTTATTTGACCTTAGGTGGATCTGCTAACTCTATTAATAGT